CTTTCGCGCTCGCAAGGTGTAGCTTTAGCGAGTAAATGTGCGAACTCTATAAATTCGAATTTGCTCTCGCAATGTCCGAATATTCTATATAAATATTTAGCACAGAAACAGTCGAAACTGTGTTCTATGCAGTAGAGGTGTCCAAATCCGTTTTTCCAGTTCGTTAACATAAAGGGGCTATTATAATTATATACATGATTAGCAAGTTAATAATTTTCGTCCATTGCAACAACTCAATAAACAATGGCTTGAGTCAGGTTTTAGAGTAATTTTGGTGTCTCTCCGGGTATTACTCTAGCGCTAGCGACCCCTACCCACATGACCTGACCCATGTGGGAATTGTCCTATTAGTAACTCTCAACGGTCTTAGACCATTGAGAGCGTCTCTCCTCTTGCGTGAGAGTGCGCACTATAGGATTGCTTTCGGATGAGCAATCATACGCATTAATTAGTAAGTTCATGTGGTACTCGTACACTTCCTCATCATGAACGGCTAGTTCGGCCAAGAAGTTGTCAAACTTATCATTAAAGAAAGTTAGATCGGTATCCTTCTTCTTGCGCCACTGTATATTTTGCATAATTGTTTCCAGAGATAAAGGGGCTAAGACATTCATCTTACCCTTTTCCTTAACAAAGCCACGTTTAAGAAAAGTGCACTCATAAATAGTTCGATCATTCTCATCGAATTCAGCCGATTTATTCTCATCGGTGTACACAAATCCAAGCTTATTCATCTCTGCGTTTATAGCTTCATAGGTTAACTCAACTCCACTTTCACGCAAAATCTTGCCATGTTTACTGTAAGACCACAAACTGTCATCTCCATAGCAAGTCAAAGTAATATCATTTCCTATATCTCGCCATAATTTGACAACACTTTGTACTGTTGAAGTGTCGGGTCTCAGAACTTTGGTAATGCAATATCGGATTAAAACAGTATTGGCCATCGTATTAATCAGCGTTGTCAAAGGATTTCCACTAGCATTGGAATTACCCCAAGCGATCAAGTTATCCTTAGCTGATACACGAACAGCCATCAACGATTTCCAGCAATTTTCAGCAATAATGTTTTCTTCTTGCGTCATATGTGGGCCTATGAATTCTTTCCACGTTTTGAAGAATATATCCATTAAATATGGAGTCAATTTCTTATCAAACGAAGAGTGGTCGCCAGCCTTGACAGCCCGATTAGGGTCACCTGCACCGTGTCGTTCAGCTATGCGCATCCAGTCGAAACTCGCTGGGTTAACACCAATGGCTGAATCATTATGTAGGCGATTAGTTTCGTCCATGAACCAATCGACAAAAGATCCGAAAACAGATCTTATCACTAATATTGAATGACAGGAAAATCCTGCTATCAATCTTGTTTTAAGTGATTTAACTTTTTCAATCGGCCTGAGTTCATCTTTAGGGAATATGTTAGCTATCATTTCAATAGGACCAGCCTTCAGTGCAAGCATTGCTTCATTAAAAGCCTTGCGCTGCTGGATGGCCTCATCCGTACCAAATGTAAACTCTTCATCATATCCAAATGCACTACGCTTCTTGTCCTTCATATATAGTTTGTCCGGAAATCCCGCTGAGCTTTTGCGACAAATAGATTTCAAATTGGGCAATTCCTCACAACCTCGCACAGATTCCTCAAATGTGAGAAATCTATTTAAACGGGCTTTAGAAGCGCAATTCTTACGAATTTGCGCAATATAAGCAACTTCATTTCCGCGTAACACCTCCATGTCTGGTTCAATGCAACCACGGGCATATTCTGATAATCCCTTTTCAATGGGGCAAGTTAACACACCATCAACAACCTTGGGAACCAGAACAGCTGGCATTTTATTAGGAGCGAAACCAGGAATCTTATTATAAATAGGACTCTTGACAAGATCTGATTTCAAGGTGGGTGAGGATTGGTTGACTCGACCAATGACTTGAACATTGGGTATTATCTTCTCGGGCATTTCGCCGTAAAA